GTGCTGTGCTGCTCATGCGTCGTCCTCCTGTGTGTGGGCTCGTTGCTAATTCACCGAGGACCTGGGCCAGGCTGCGCTGGCCATCTACCAGTCCTCGATCGATTGCCTGTCGGCCGAGAAAAATCCGTCCGTCGGCCATATCCTTGACGACGTTCTCGGGCGTCGTGCCCCTGAAGGTGGCCACGTCGCTGACAAACACCGAGTAGATGTGATCGACCTGTTCTTGGATCGTGGCGCGCCCGATGTCCGAGAGCGGGGCGTGGGACGAGGCCACGCGTTTGAATTTGCCGGCCACGATCTCGGTCACTTTGACGCCGGCCGCCTTGTCGCGCTCGGAGGAGTCGGTGTGGCTCGCCACGACGCCGATGGATCCGACCTCGACCGTGTCGCCGGAAATGTAGACGCGGTCCGCGGCCGCACCGAGCCAATAGGCGGCGCTCGCCATGAGGCCGTCGGTGTAAGCCACGATCGGTTTCTGCCCGCGCGCCTGGTAAATCATCCGGGCCGCTTCCTGGGTCCCGTCGACGGCGCCGCCCGGGCTGTCGATGTAGAGCAGAATGGAATGGACCGCCGGGTCGTCGAGGGCCTGGCTGACCGCGCTGGACAGCAGCTGGGTACTGGTCCCGCCGGAAATATCCATGAACAAATTCATTTTCTTGCCGATGACGCCCTCGATCGGGATCACGGCGGTGCCGCCCATGTTGCGGTAGGGCTCGGGCTGTCCCTCGGCCGGCGGGCGCTTACTGTCGCGCGCGGCCCGGATCTGGGCCAGCTCGTCGATGGAGAGGCTTTCGCCGCGCGCGTGGCGGCCATAGACCTCCTGGATCTGCTGCAGCTTCGCGGGCATCAAGGCCCAGGGTGCCGTCATGACGTCGATGAGTTTCATTGGTTATCCCGTAAGTCTTCGAGCGTGGGCTGATCGGCCTTGGCGCCGGCGGGCCCGGCCGGCTTCGGGGGTTCAATCGGTGCAATCAGGCCGTCCTTCAATCGCAGCTTTTGTTCCTTCACTTGCTGGACGTGCTTGCGGTCCCAATCGCCGCCGGTGAGCTGGGCGGTCTCTTCGGCCAGGGTACTGATGCCGAGCTGTAGGCGGACGCCGGCCGCCTCGACCTCGGCCTTCTCGTTGATCATCCCTTTGGCTGGACCGATCCAGAGGGCGCCGCAGTAGGCTTTTCGAAGCAGCGGGTCGGAAATAAACCCGGGGGCGTGGATCCGGCCGCTCAGGACCGCTTCCCACAGGAAGGCCTCGTAGACCGGCTGGCACAAATTCAGGGCGAGCCATTGCCGGCGCATCATGAAAAATTTCCAGGCCTCGAGGATCGCGGCGCGCGCGGCCGAGTAGCTGGCGGTGAAGTGCTTGATCAAAATTTCAAAGGGGAGCTCGAGCCCGACGCCGATCTGGCGCAGGACGGATTCGACGAACGGGTCAAATGCGGAATTCGGCCGGCCCGGGTTGGCGGTCTCGATACTCTCGCCGGGGGCGAGGCCCACGATCGCGCCGTTGCCGATCTTGTAGTCCTCGTCCGACGTGGATCCGCCGGTCTCCGACGTCGGGGCCATCGGACCGAGCGCGCCGTCGCCGGCGTCCGTCTTCACGAACACGGTGAACATGCCGGCCAACACGGCCGCCATAATTTCCGCATCGGTGTAGCGATCGAGCTGCTTCAGGGTCTTCATCACCGGCGCGAGGTAGGGAATCCCGCGCGTCTGGTCTGGGCGCTGCGGGTTGAAGAGGTGCAGGACGTTCCGCCGGCCGCTCGTGGCGTAGGCGGGGACGCGCTGCCAGGTCACTTTCTGGTTGATGAGGACGCTGCCCGGGTGGGTCGACTGAATGTGGTACGCGACCGGCGCGCCGACGCTGTCTTTTTCGACGCCGCCCACTAGCCCGGTCGAATCGGCTTTGTTGTCCGGGTTGCTCAGGCGGTCTGCTTCGACGAGCTGGACCTTCGTGCGGTAGGGACAGCCCGGGCGCTGGATCGCCGGCAAAATCACCAGAACGTCTCCGCTGCCAAGGATGGATCTGAAGGCGAGCTCCTGCAGCCCGGAAAAGGTCAGCATGCGGCGGGCGTCGATCTCGTTCGACTCGGCGAATAGGCACCACTCGCGCTCGGTCTGGGCTTCCCACTCGTCTGCTTCCTGCTCGCTCATGCCGAGGGCGTCGGCGTCGATCTGGGGTTCCAACAGCAGCCCGGTTCCGACGACGTTGGTGACGACGGTGTTGATCGCGCCGGACGCGATCGGGGCGTTGCGGATCAAATCTCTGGACCGGGATCGGAGGGCCTCGAGATCAAAGATCGAGTCGGTGTCGGCGTCGCCGATCCGGGGGTTCCATTGCGAGAGGGCGCGGTCGGATCGCGAGGCGCCCACGTAGGAGGACACCATCGCGTCATACATCCGCGCGCGGAGGCGCTGCGCGCTGTAGACCGGCGCGACAAACTTGATCGCGCGGTCAATCCAATTCTCGGTGATCGTGATCTCTTTGCCGCTGATGGTCGTCGTGTATTGCATTTAGACTGGGGTCCCGCCGCGCACCGACAGGCCGCCGCGGGCCAGGTTCCCGGCGCGCATGTTCCACAATTTGACGCCCGCTTGGATTTCGGCGAGGTTGGCGCGGGTGAGTTTGCGCCCGGCGATTTCGTAGGATTGGCCCGTCAACACGGCCGCTTCGGCTGCAAGGTAGAGGGCGAGCTGGGCGTCGGCTTGTGCGGCGGTGATCCCTGGCATGGGTCGGGAGTGTAGAGACTTGGGATTTTCTTCCCAGGTCGGTATCCGTCACCGGCCGTCACTGAACGACAGCGATGTGCGGGGAACTAGGGGCTTTGCTAGTTTCGGGATCGGGTGGAGGCTGGTAATCGGCGGACCGGGCGGTGAATTTCTAAAAATGCATATTTGCGTTTTTAGGATAGGCCGTCGGAAATGATGCGGCGCTTGGCCTGCGGCGCGGCCGTCGGGAGCTCGTCGGCCTGCATCCGGCTGGCATCGATGAGGGCGTCGACGTCGGGCCTCGGGATCCGGTACTGGCGGCGCACGATGATCACGTTCGGAAACAGGCCATCCGCGATCCAGGTGTAGATCGTCCGGATCCGCTTGATCTTGAAAATCGCCGCGACCTCTTCGGGCGTCAAGAGCTCCACCCCCATCACTCCAATCCTCGGCTGATCACGCGCCGGCGCCCGGGCGTCGTGTTCGCTGGCATCGTGGGCTCCGGTTGTGTCATGACGTGCTGGACCCGCCGTTCCCACTGGGCGCTGATCGCCTCGAGGTCCGGGTTGAGGAACGCGAAGGCCGCCATGTTGTAGACGGTCAGGTCGAGGGCTTCGTTCCGGCCGCCCTTGTTCTCGTAGTAGTGGCCGACGACGACGCCCTTCACGAACTTGTCTTTCTTCTCTTCGCTGGCGAGCTGGGCATAGTAAGCGGGATCGAAGTTGCGGATTTTCGGGAAATGGATGTAGCCCGGTCCGGGCTCGGTGATCTTGAATCGCTGGAAGAGGGTGTCCTTCGCCGCGACGGTCCCGATCGCGTAGACGGTCCCGCGGCCTTTCCGGCTTTTCCCGGGGCGCACCGGGACGAGCGGGGCGCCCAGGAGGGAGCTGCCGTGGATCGCGTAGATCCGGCCGCCTCGGTACCGTTTCACGAAATCATGCGCCTCTTTGTTGTGGTGGCCGCCGGTGTCGACCGTCACGCACTCGACCCGCAGCGCGATCCCGGACGCGTGGGTCCGTCGTTCCTGGATCCATTTCGACAGGGCGCGCCAAATGTGCGGGTTCGCCGGCGAGCCGTCAAATCGTTCCCGCGCGATGTGCCAGGTCTCCTCTTCGATCCCCCATCCCACCACCAAGGCCTCGAGCCAGGTGTCCTGGACGTCGACGGCGGCCGTGAGCAAGAGGACGCCCTGGGGGCAGTCCGCGCTGTAGGTCTCCGCGCGCTTCTCCAATCCGCCGGCCTCGACCCGCTCGCCCTGGTCCTGCCAGGTCTCCGCGAGCTTGGTGTTGTTGAACTTTTTGAGATAGCGCATGTCGCCGCTCTGCGCTTTCTTCGCCGCGGAGACGAACTCCCGGGCCATCGCCCGCCAGCTCACCTTGGTCCATCCGTAGGGGGCATACAGAGTGCTCAGGTGGTAGGTCTTGATCGGGTTCGTCGGGTCCTCGTGGACCCAGCCGCCCATCTCGAGCATGAAGGTCTTGTGGTGTTCCGGGATCAGCACATGGCAGTGCTCGCATTCGTAGGCGGTCCGGTCGAAGTCTTTCTTGCCGTCGAAGGTGAACTTGACGCCGCTCCACCGGAGCCATTGCGTCTTGAAACAAAACGGGCAGGGGACGTGATAGTGGGCCCGGCTGCCGGCGAGATAGGCGGGCTCGATCACGCTGGTCGTCGCGTCGAGCGGCGTGGACATCCTGAAGGTCTTCGAGCGTGAAAACGTCGAGAGCCGGTTCTTCGCGAGCTCCGACGGCGGGCCTTCGCCGTCGACGTCCGCGGGGTAGCCGTCCTCTTCGTCGAGGACCAGGTAGCGGGTGGACATAAACCTCAGGCCGACGCCGCTGTTCGCCCCGGTGATCACGAGGTCTCCGCCGATAAATTCCTTCATCAGGATCGTGTTGCCGCTGTCGCGCATCCGGCTGGGCTTCACGACGCCCTTAAACAGGGACCCGTTCTCGAGCATCGGTTGAAAGCGTTGCTTGCTCAGTTTCTTGGCGACGTCGGTGGTGGGTTCAACAAACAGGATCGGGCCGGGCGCGCGGAGCATCACGTAGCCGCACCAATGGACGCCGGTCTGCGTCAGGCCGAGCTGGGCGCCCTTCATCACGGCGACTTCCGTCGTCGACGAGCGCGGGCTCAACTCCTCCATGATCTCTTTCAAGAACGGCGTCCGGGCGGTCCGCCATCGGCCGGACTCCGCGTGGCGCCCCTGGGGCAGTTCGATGTGCTGGTCGCACCAATCGGGGAACGATTCGTCTGGGTCAGTGGTTAAACCACGACGAAAGGCCGCCGTGTGGCAGCTGGTTTCCTTGGCCATGTCTGCTCCTACTGGTCCTTAGTGAGGTGCGACGTCATCCGGCGGGCTGCTCCTCTGGGGTCGCCAGGAGCGCGAGCAGTTGCCGGATTTCCTTGGTGAGGATGGCGTGGATCTTGTGTTCGTCGGATTCAGCGGCGAGGAGGGCGGAGAGGCGATCGGCGAAGCCGAGAAACCCGTCACGGATCTGTCGTCCGTTCCTGAAGGCGTCCCGTTCGACGGCGGCGACCTCGACCCATTGGCCCATAAGGCGTTCGAATTCAAACTTCGCGACCTTAGCCTCGTAGTGTTCCTTGATCTGCCGGGAGGGGCTCGTCTGCTGGGCGGCCAGGCGCTCGGCATGCATCCGTTCCGATCGCGCGACATCGATGCCGGCGCCGGTGGTCTTGAGCTTGCCCGCTTGCTTCAGCTGGCTCACGCGTTGTCGGCTCACGCCGATCCGCTTCGCGAGCTGGTTCCCGGTGCCCCGCTTCTTCGTGGCCATACTAGGCGACGGTTCCGATGAGTTTCGCGCTGCCCCCACAGGTCTTTTTGAAGCGTTCGATCGTGACGTCGCAGTAGCGGGCGTCCGTTTCAATCAACACGGCCTGGCGGTTCGTGTGCTCGGCCGCGATCAGGGTGGACCCGGATCCGCCGAAGCCGTCAAAGACGAGCTGGTCCAACGTGCTGCTGTTCCGGATCGCCTTCGCGATGAGGGCGATCGGCTTGATGGTGGGACGAAGGAGGGATCGGGACGGCCGGTCCTCGCGCCAGACGGACGTGTTCTCGCCGCGGCGATAGGCCTTGATGATTTCGATGAGGCCCTTTTTCCCGAGCCGGTTCAGGTTGGCCTCCTCGTCCATCACGGTGTCCTGGGTGCGGTCGCTGAGGAAGTAGTGGGCGGCGCCGTCGGCCCACCCGTAGAGGATCGTCTCGTGTCGCCAGTGGTAGTCCTGGCGCCCCATCACAAAATGGTGCTTGACCCAGACGAGGCATTGGCGGAGGGTCATCTTGGCGGCGCGGAGGGCGAGTCTAAACGCGGTCTCGGTGTCGCCGGCTGGGCCGCACACATAAAAGCAGCCGCCCGGTTTCAAGGGCCACGCGCGGGCTGCATCGATCACCAGGGCCATCGTCCCGGCATCTCCCAGGTTGTCGTTCTTGATCGTCAGGGCGTCCTTGGTTTTGCCGACGTACTCTACCCCATACGGGGGATCCGTGAATACTAAATCCGCACTCCGCTTCTGGGTGGCGGCCTGGACCTGGGTGGGCTCGGTGCTGTCGCCGCAGAGGAGCCGGTGCTTGCCGAGCTGCCAGAGTTGTCCGCGCTTCGTCGTCGGTTTCTTCGGCGGATCCGGGATCTCGTCGAGCATCGTCCGTTCGATCGTCTCCTCTTCGGCCGTCAGGAGGAGATTGATGTCGTCGTCGCTGAACCCCATGAGCGTCAGGTCGTATTGTTCCGCCTGGAGCTCTCGCATGATCCCGGCGAGGGCCTCCTCGTCCCATCGGGAATTCTCCGCGAGCTTATTGTCGGCGACGGTGTAGGCCGACGCTTCGGTCTCGGTCATCTTCAGATAGATCACCGGGACCTTTTTGATGCCGGCCTGCTTCGCCGCTTCCAATCGTCCGTGGCCGGCGATCACGCGGTTGGTTTTTTCCTGGACCAAGATCGGGTTCGTCCATCCGTAGTGCTCGATTGATCGCACGAGCCCGGCGATGTCCTCGTCGTGGCGTCGTGGATTCCCCGCCCAGGGCTTAAGAATCCGGATCTGCACCCCTTTCACAAATCGCATTTAAGTCAACC